AATCCAATTTTTATTCTTATCATATTACTTAATTTAATACTCTAACTCTAGTAATTTCATTGCCTCTAATAGGTCAATTATCTCTTCTCTACGGTACTTTGATAAGTTCTTTAATAGATTATCTACCTTATGTTGTTTTCCTTGCTCTATGAAGCTAATAATAGCATCAAATATTTTATCATTCATGGCTTATGTTTTTATATTCTTTGTACATTAATAATTCATCGTATATAGATTCGTTTATGGTTTCGTATATATAATCTTTATGGATAGAGTTATGTAGTATCTCTAACTTTGCTTCATCGCTTAAGTCATCATCATCTACGTCATCAATATGCCAAAGAAAGGTGACATAATAACCTGCATCACGTAATGTTTGTAATGCTTCATCTACTTTTTTACTCATAACTTTATTTTTAAATTGAACATTTATTTATTTCTCCTAGATAGTAGTCATACCAATCATTGAATCTATCTTGTATCTCTTCTGTATAGAAGTATCCTTCTTCTGTTATTTGGAACATATCATCTTCATTATTGATAATATCTCCTGATTCTTGAAAGGTTCTTGTATGAGCCAACTCACAAGCTAACTCAATCACGTTAATTGTTTTTTCCATAATTTAATTTGTTGATATTGAACAATTTACATTTGCTTACCTAAACTAATACGTTAGATAAAACGTAGCCTACAATACATATTATCGTAGGCGTTACCATTATTATTATATTACTCTTCTTCATCTTCACTTATTTTTACTACGAATCCAGAATTATCTTTCCTAGCTTTCCCTTTAGCCTTGAGACCTATGATGACATTGTCATGATCCATATATCTAAGATCATTCTCGTCACCATTCATTACTTTGTAGCCTAGGTATTCATCAGGCATATTGTCGAACACTATTGCTACATTGCCTCCCATCTCTAGATATGTTAAGCATTCTAATGTATTGTCTTCTGACCTTGAGAATGTAAGATAATAATTACTGTCCATATACTTAATAGCTTTTTTAATATTCTTCGTATAATCATAGAACTTTAGATTGCTTAATTGTAATATGTCATGACCTAACTTTTGTCTAATCAATTCGACAAAATCTAAATCAGATGTACCATTAAGTCTTATTGCTACGGCTCTATTCTCTAGCATTGCCTCTGCATTGACAAGATATAGTTCTTTGTATAGCTGACTTAAGAATCCATTCATATCACTAAACAACCAGTCTGTTTTACGTTGCCTAGCTGATTGAACATTAGAGAATGCACCTCTACCTGCCGTAAATAGACAAGCTTCGATGCATCCTTTACTAGCATTGGCACATACATTTTTACCAAAACTATTTTGTTTCCATGGACTGAGATACAGAATGTATGACTCTGTAATGTGTTGATTCTTGGCAGTCTTATAGTTAGTGCTACCATGACTCAATAACTTTAAACTCTTCATATTACTTTGTTTTGTTTATTATTTATTCATTATTTAATTTATACAATGATTGAAGTCTATCTCTGAATTTATCATAATTAACAAACTCTTCTATCGTATCGAACTTAGGGTTAAAAGAATAATCATCTTCATTATTAAGTATAACTTTTGGACTGTGGTAAATAGTATGATGACTTTTATCGTGTTCATTTATTAACTGATAATTTCTTTTAAGCTTATAGTTTATGTTTATATAGTTCCAATCTTTATTAACTCCTTCTTTTGTTGGTGTTATATGAATTGTTGACCAGCGAATCTGAATATCTAGACCTAGTTGTTGTATCTCTGGGGCTATCTTTTTAAAATCTTCTTCTAACTGAATCTTTAATGCATCATCATAAGACTTTTTGATTAGATCAATCTCTATCTGTCTATTCTTTCTCTTCGTTTCCTTATCAATAATCTCTGCTATGTTTAGTAAACCTCCGCTAGTATTGGAGGTATTGTTAATTTTTAAGAATGATTGCGTTAATAAGTCAATCGTTTCTTGTTGTTCTGCTGTTAAGTTCATTACTGTTTTTTTTAATTAATAAATATTTCCATCTTCTGTATAGTCATAGTCTTGACCGTATAGTGTCTCAACTATCTGTCTTTCCTCTGTTAGATAATCATATGATTCTTCTAATGATCTGTATAAGTCCTGGCATATACTATTATATTTCTCTCTGAGAAACCATTCAAAATCATCTGCGAATGATACTAACCATTTATAAAAGGTAGCTGAATAGTGTAGATCTCCGTTGTTTACCTCCCAATAGATTGAATGACTACAACATCCCTCGTGGTTATAAGGTCCTCTATGTTTACCCCAGGCACTAACTGATACATTGTTTAATATCCATTGTTTACGCATAGGAGATAAAGGTTCATTGCCTATTAGTATTGTATCTACAAACTCATTAAGTAATTCATATGCAATACCATCATACTCAAACATTGCCCCATCCCCTTGACTCCAGAAGCCTGAGTAGTATATGTTTGTTGCCTCGAATCCTTTACTAGGTATCTCCTTCTTAATCCAATCCTCAAGAATAAACTCGTGCCAATCATCGTACACATTTATATCTCTATTCTTTTCTATTACTTTTTCTTGTACATCCTTACTAAGTTCATCGAACTTGTATAGTTTTAATTCTACTGTCTTCATTACTTTATTAATTTAAGTGAATAATATTTTACTATTGAAAATCTAATTAAGAATCTAGCATGTTGTAACGCCTCCTTGTAATTGAAGGCGTTAATTGTTGCGTGATCTATTACACATTTATCATGTGTGTATCCTGTAAACATATATTGTTTCATCTTCTTGTTATGTGTTTAGTTGTTGATGTTATCTTTACTCTTCCGTATGCATCACAAGATGACTTACTTGTCTTACAAGATGCTAATAAAACTGTTGCTGCTGCAACTACGATTAATTTTTTCATTACTGTTTTTTTTATTTATTATTATACTAATTGTTTACCTACTTTGTGAACGGAGTCCATGTCAATGTTATGACAACCAATCTTTAGTGTACCATTGATTGAATTAACTATGTAGTTACTTATTCTATGACCTTTGATGTCTATACCTTTACAGATTAGTTGATACAATGTCCTAGCTTCGTCAATAGATACCTTGACATGTTGAGATGTTTCTATGTTACTACCATCTTGACTGATGCGTAGATAATCTTTCTCACCTATTCTGAATGTATGCACCTCGTAGTTGTACCACTTAGATAATGTGTCCTTGATTTTTTTAGCTTCGCTACGCTTACGCATTAACTCTTCTTTCTTCTTTGCCTCTGCTAATTTCTGTTGAAACTCTTCGGGTTGAGATTGTATAACCTTGATGATACGTTTAATGTTTTTATATCTATCATCTTTGATTGTATTCTTGTTCTTTGTGTACTTGATGAACTCATTAAGCGAATTCCATAGAGATAGCATCTCGTTAATGTATTTCTCTGGTTTCTTTGCCTTTGCTAGTCTATCTTTCAATGCTAGTATCTGAAGATTTACAAGATGTAAGTCGCATGACCTAGTAAAGAACTGTTTGTATTGTCTTGTCGCACCTGTAACCCAATGAATATGTTTATTTGTGGTACTTGAATAACCTCTGTTATCTATTACAATTGTCTTATCATCAATGAACTCACCTAATAAGTAGTGATAACCATACGAATAGATTTTATCCCCATAAAAGAATACATTACTAGATTTACCATGTGATTGGTTTCTTTGTGCGAATACATGAATTACGTCATGTGCGTTACTGAATACTGTTTTCATACTGTTTTTTTTTATTTGATTTTATATTAATTCTATTAAGAAAGGGTTAATTGATTCTGACTCACTGAATAGGCGGAGGAACTCATCTTTATCGCATAGTATTCCGCCAGTTTCTTCGGCACATTTTTCCCCTTGTTCTATGCAATTCGAGTGTATTGGATCAAGATATACATGTCCGTATGAACCTAGCCACATACAAACATGGTCACACTTTGCTTCCATTGCATTTTTAATTTGTTCCTCTGTTAGCATATCTAATACGCTAGTCAAATTATCTCTTGTTATCATCTTACTTTGTTTTATATAAATTATGTTCCATCATTTTAATATCGAATAATACTACTGATAAGGCATTCAATGTGCCTTTACAGAAGCCTTCTTCACGTGTGCCTTCATTACACATACTTAATCTTTGTTTAGCTCCCTCAATATCTCGATTGATAAGCTCTACTATTTTTTCCATTAATTCTTTTTCCATGACTGTTTACTTTATGCTTGTTCTACTTTAATTAATTCCCATTGCCACTTAATACCATTACTTGATACTACTGTGACATTACCTATTTCTTTCTTCATCTTTTCAAATGTTACTTTACTTCGACTACAATACTTTACCTCTGTTGCACCTGAGAATGCATCTTCAAATGTCAACTTAACATGTACTAGATCCATATTACTTTATTTACTTTCTTTAATTATATAATATTTATTTCTGTCTCCTACTTCAGTGCAAAATGCTGTATATACCTTATCAATAGCATGGTATTTACTATGAGCAAATAATCTGAATATTCGCTCTCTGTTGTGCATATCTAATACACCAACTTTGTAATATTTTGTTTCCATTACAATAGATTTTCTTTGATAAATTCCCCGATTAATGCACCCAGGACTAATACTTCTAATGTGAGGATCATTGCCCATATTACGAGCCATCCTTTCCACAATTCCCAACTATTATAAGTTAGGATAATTCCAATTACCATGATAACCATCATGATAATTGAGTAAATGTTTTTTCTTTCCATAATTTTACTTTGTTATTTTTAATAAATAAGTGGCTGACATAAACAATATTGATGCGATGCCTAGTACCACCATTGGCGCACCTACTCCGCTATTAACGAATATTAAACTGTAAGAGGACCATACCATTATAATTAGCGAATAAGCTACAATTAATCTGATTAAATTCTTCATAATTTATTTATTTGATTTAAAAATTTGCGTTGCCTAAAATTGGCTTGATAGTGAACTATGTTACCAAAGTTCTAATTAGCGGCTACCACTCAACTCAATGAATGGTAGTCTTATTGCATTGTGTTGGATCTCATGTCTTTCCATCCCCGCACAATAACGGACAACATTAATTAATTAGTGTATATTCTAAAAATAGAATATGAGATGAATATATTTCAATCCATCCAGATTTTAATTGGTAATTTGTTTCAATCATCTTTTTATAATTGCTTCGCCTTTGGTTATTGCATCCCACAATTACACGTTAACTCAATCACTAGTTAACATCGCATCCTCGCATATACACGTGTATATGGTACGTACAGTTTTTTCTCTTGTAACTATTACTCCTTTGTATTCACTATAGAATAATAACAAGTTGACTAACTGTAAAATGATTTTTAATATTTCAAAGAATAGTTAACTACTAGTTAAGAACTATTTTTGTAGTTAACAAACAAACTAACTGTATAAAATAACCGCTTGTTATTTTTTTTTATCTACTAGTTAAGAACTATTTTAATGTAAATAATACAAGTTAATTGTTATAATTTGCACCCCGAAATTAATCCAATAAAATCGGGGTTAATTAGTTTAATTAATTCCAATTTTGTAACTCAACCAACTTTTGTAAGTCTATTAAATTTGTGTTAATTGTTCGTATCAAAAAGAAAATAGAGTAATTTCCCGCTTTTGTTTTTATCCCTTTAAGGTCTTGAATTGCTTTGTAAAGGTCTGAATTCTTACGAGCTAATTTAATGATATTAAAAACATTTGTTAACCTTATTTCGTCAAATTGATTAAACTCTAAATTTTTCTTTTGTTCCTCAAAAATTTGTTGTTCCTCATTACTAACTATTTTCAATAAATAACCTAGTGAAATAAAATTTTGCTTGAAAATATTATTTGTTGCAATTACTACTCGTTTATAATTTCCTCTCTCAATTGTTTGTTGCTTTATCCTTGCAAGTCTATCTTGTTTCTTTTGTTCTTTTGATATTTCTCTATCTTTTGATAATTGTTTCAATAAATTGTTCTTTTGTTCCTTTGCATCTTGTTTAATTACCTCGTTGAGTAAATTAATACCTTTTGTTTGTGCTAATTTAGTACTGTTTTTCACTTTGTTAGCTTGTCTAGTTCTTTTTACTGTTTTTGTTTCCATAACTGTTTTTTTAAATAAATGATTAATTAATTATCTTGATGTAAAATTACAATTTAATTCTGAATTAAAACTATCTTTTTACTTTAAAATGTTAAGAAAAGTTAACAAATTTCAAGTTTTTTTTAAGTATTGAATATGTTTAAAATCTAGTTCTTTTTGTGGTTAAAATCTAAGCAGGTTTTTTTATGGTGGATTGAATGAGAATAACACACAATTATAAATATTATTTATGTATCTCAAAAGTTCATAAATTTTCTTTATGATAACAGTTAATGCAACAGTATTGCAATAAAATAAAATAGATATAGTACAAAGTACAATAACTAAATGAGATGGTCCGCAATGATCTACTTATAGTACAAAGTACAATAACTAAAGATAGTTAGACTAGCTAGGAGGAGGGATTTTGATTTGCACTTTTCCCTTTTGAGAACGGGAGGGGATAGGTATGCGTGTATAAGTCCCCTGAGTATACGTATTCTTTTTTCACAACTAGCCATACAAAGGACAATACAATAGCAATACGTGACTTATAAGACACTTTATGCTACCGAATAGATAGATTATATCACTAAGCATATAAAAGTCTCTGAGGGGGGCTAATTATACGCAATAAGATATAGTGTCCAGTTTTTTGCTTAATAAACTTGACATTAATGGGCCGCCAGCACCAATATGCATAATACATTTAGCATAGTCACCTTACACAAATAAGCTTATGGGCTGATGAATCATTTACTCTTATAAGCCTATAGACTAATTTTAAAAGAGGGGAGGGATAGTAGTACTGTCTAGTACCTGTATCTCACATAAACAACTTATGATGCAAGGGCAGTCAGCTGGATGCTGATTGGCACGTATCATTATACATAGAAATAAACAATAAAATAAGCGTTTTGTAACTATCTGATTATCAGGAAGAAAATGTTACACTTTTTAAGTACAAGTTGTGGTTTATAAGCAAGTACAAAGTGGGGGTCTATTTAACATAATATTATAGTGTTTCCATCAAGCATTGTGCCATAGTTAATAATTCTTAAATAATTTGTTTATTTAATTTATTGTCTTTAGCTTTGTTATTATGGATAGAATAATTGATTATAGAATGTTAGCTTCTTTGAGTGATGATATGAAGAAGGTACTAGTAGATATAGCTTTAGAAGCGTATCTTGATGGGTTAAGTGATGGGGTGAATATAGAGGCAGGGTTAGCCTCAGAGAATAGTGGTAAGTTCATATCAGAATTAGCTGGTGAAATAGGATTTAAGTTATGAGTCCAGAACAAGAAGCCGCAGATCTAGTAAATAAGTATTACAATCTATTTAGCATAGATTTAGAGAATAGCATTAGTATATATGAGGCAGCCCAATGTGCTTTAGAAGCTGTTGATGTAATCTTAAATGCAGATATTCCTATGTTAGAAGAGGATGCTGATGCCTTCTATGACTATTGGACTCAAGTGTATAACGAATTAGAAAAATATGAGGGGATTTACTAAAGATGGTGTTAACCTAGATGTATGTGCTTACTGTAAATGTTCGATAGATGAGTATAGTGCTACGGTTGATCACCTGTATGCGAAAAGTAGGGGAGGGATATTAAGTAACAAGAATAAAGTACCTGCGTGTGGAGAATGTAATAAGCTTAAAGGTAGTATGAATATAGATGAGTTTCATAGGGCCTTAAATGGATTGATATACTATGAGCATGTAAAACATAAGGAGAGTATATCGTATCTCAAGAAGGTTAAGTTAAATGTAGAATCACTAATAAATGATAAGAAGAAATGAGTAAGAAGAAACAAGAAAAAGCTTTAGAAGAAATGATGAGGCTAGATGAGAAGTATGAATTATATGACAATCTAGATGAGGTGTATCAAATAACTTTAAAAGGGCTTATTTGGAGTGTTATTGAAGATGATAAGTTATCAAAGGAGATAGTAGATAAGATAGAGCTTTATTTAAGAAGGCATCACGCTAAGGGCGGCCACCCTGCTATAGTGTTTAACATGGATGATAATAGATTTGATTTTGTAACAATAAGACATTCAGAAGATGAGTAGTTTACTTTATGATATGATACTTATGGAGGCTGATAAGATAGCTTACCATAGACAGAAAGACCTAGAACTATACTACAAAGATAAGAATGGAGAGATAGTTCCTTTGGCAGAAGCATACAGTCCAGAAGTAGAAGATATAATCAAGCAGCTATCTAAAAGAAAGCGTATGCGTTATTTCATTACTTTTGCTGATGGATTGAAAAAACAGAATGAGCTAACACAATCCGCTAATAGGATTATTAGATTATTAGTAGGAGATATGGGCTATGACAACAGGGCTTATGGTTGGTCACTAAGGGATATTCAATCTGCACTTACTATGAACATGACTCTCGTATTAAAGAACATGAAGGTGCTATGTGGTGAAGATATTGTTCGCTACTATAGCGTAAAAAACAAGAGAACGTATATGGTTAATCCAGCTTACTTTTATAGAGGCACATTCAAAGGTTTATTCATGGCTGTTAAGAAATATGAGAATGACTTTCCAAAAAGAGACTTCAAACTAAATATCATTAAATGAATGTAATTAAACATGCTAAGAATATCCATGAGATAAAATTAGAAGGAACAAAAGCTAGTATAGCTATGCTATCAGATATACATTGGGATAACCCTAAATGCGATTGGAATTTACTAAAGAAACATCTAGACTATTGCGTATCGGAGAACATCCCTGTTATGATTAATGGGGATATGTTTTGTCTTATGCAAGGTAGAGGGGATAAAAGAGGAAACAAGTCTGATATACGCCCAGAGCATAACAACGCTAAATACCTGGATAGTATTGTAGAGACAGCTGTTGAGTGGTTTAGTCCTTATGCGCACCTAATGACTGTTGTTGGATATGGTAATCATGAGGGAGGTATAATAAAATATCAAGAGACTGATATACTACAACGCTTTGTTGACCTATTAAACTATAAGAATAAAAGTAATGTTTACTCAGGAGGATATGGTGGATGGTTTATTGTGAATATGAAAGTTCATGGTAACGCAAACTACTGTACTAAGGTTAAATATTTTCATGGATCTGGTGGTGGAGGTATAGTAACGAAAGGTGCATTGAACCTTACTAGGGCGTTAGAGATGTATGAGGGATTCGATGTATTTACTATGGGCCACATACATGAGAACAGTTGTCGTAATGACGTAAGAGATACTGTTGATTATAGTGCTAGAGGAGGGTATAAAAACTCATTGAAAGATATTCACCTTATGCTTACTGGTACGTACAAAGAGGAGTATGAAGATGGTAGCAAGGGATGGCATGTGGAAAGAGGTGCGCCACCTAAACCTATTGGGGGTAGGATTCTTACCATAGAGCATAAAAGAGTTAGGAGCAAAGAAGAAGATGCGGTAATAAGACAAATAGATAGTCATAAATTTCCACTATGAGAATAAATGCCCAGATAGAAGAGATGTGTGGTGTAGTAGAGATGTTTCTATTCGTAAAGAAGCAGGTTACTGTTAGAATTGTGTTTGACGATAAGGACAAGGAGGAACATCATATACAGTTACTTCATAAGGCATACGATGTAGCTGTAAATTTCTTTACCTTTGGTAGATAATTTAGTTTAAAATATTTTTATATCTTTGACAAAAAAAATATGAAGACAGATAAATATTGGGCTTCTAATCCAGATAAGAATGGAAGCTACGTAGACAAAGGAAGAGTGGAGGGGAGACCTGTTGCTGCTGCCACTTTAAAGGATGAAGCTCCTACATCAAAGGTAGCTTTCAAATTAATGTACAAGAATACTAAAGATAAAAAATACTGCGACTAATGAAAAAAGGAAATGCACTTAAAAAAGCTATGATGTCAGAATACATGGGATCTGAAGCTGAAGAAAAATACTCTTCTAAAAAAGATAAGATGAAACACGAAAAAGGTGAATCTAAGAAAGAAGAAAAGAAAGAAAAGTTTATGTCTAAATTTAAAAAGAAAGGATAATGGCAAATTTAAAAAATCTAATCGGTAAAGCTTTAAACAAAGCTAAAAGCTCTAAACCATCTGATGAAGGAAACGGAACTAAAACAAGAGTAATTAAAAAAGGTATGACTCCTAAGCAAGGAATGGAGTATAAGTCTAAAGAAACAAATGAATCAATTAGAAAAGGACTTGGTAAGTTAGATGATATGCTTTTTGAGATGAAACGACCAGGATTTAATCCTAATGTTCCTGCTTCTGCTAAAACAACTAAACCCGCTCCTATACAAGCTGCTAAAGAAAAAAGAGATAAAATACAAGCTACATTTGGAGGTCCTAAACAAATTTCATCTAGAGGTGGAACTGGAATGAAAACAGAGCTTAGTCCTGCTTATAAAGAAAGCAAAGCGGAAGATGTAAAAAGACTTACTAAACCAGGTGGGCTTAAAAGTGAATTAACTCAATATGAAAGAAGTTTAGGCAGACGTAGAAAAGATAAATTTAGAAACGATTAATTATGCTAAACAACAACTCTGGCATAGATCCTAAACTTATTCAGAAAGCGTATGCTAAATACGATAAGATTAAGAAGAATAAGAAGAAGTCTGAGAAAGGCTATTACAAATCTGATAAGATAGCTAATAGTCAATCAGAAGCTACAACCAGAGATAAAGGATATTAATTCTCCAATCAACTATAAACGAGCCACCAAACGAGGTGGCTTTTTTATTTGTCACTAATATTTACTAAATTTGTGACATGAGTAGAAAAAATAAAGAGGTACTCGAAATCTTTACTACGGAATGGAAACCATCCCACAAAGAATTTGAATATCCAACATCATTCGTTAAATGGATAGACTCCATAAATAGCGGATGGCAGAACAAAATACATTACGAACCATTTGAAACATACTGTCGTCAAGCAGAACTATGGGTTCAAGATGATTCAGAAATACTTGATTACGACACAGAGGATGAACAAGTAGAGTGGTTAATGAGAGAGATACAGAGATGTAAGGATAACACCCTTTACTTCTGTAATAAATACGGATATATCAAGGAAGATAGATCTGAGAATGGTATGCTAGCGTATCAAGCCTGGGATGCTCAGAAAGTACTTCTCTTCCTATTCGACTGTGGATATTCACTTATGATTGGTAAGGCCCGACAGATTGGTTTTACCACTACCATGTGTCTAGCAGGTATGAAGCGAGTAAACTTCAATAAGTCCTACTTCATTAAGTTTGTTACTCACTCTAAAGACAAGGGTATAGAGATATTTAGGGATAAGGTTAAGTGGACATACACTAAGCTACCAGATGTAATAGCTCAAGAGGTTAAGAACTGGACTGACCAAGTAATGTCATTCGATAAGAAAGGAGATAAAAAAGGTAGGGAGGATGGTGGTGCATCACGTTTCCAGGTAGATACTCCAGCTGTAGATGCTATCAATGGTGGTTCTCCATCAGCTGTGTTCATTGATGAGATTGGTTTATTTGAGATATTTGGTGAGATGATGCGTGAGGGTAGGCCTGCTTTATTTAAGTATAACCCAGACTCAGGTAAGATGACTATGCAGCAACAGTTCCTTGCATGGGGTACAGGTGGAGAGATGGATAAGGGAGGTTCTGTATTCGAGTCTGAATTTAAGATGTGTCTAAAACAATGGAAAGAAAAGAATTATGAATATGGTATTATACCTCTATTCTTTAATGCTTACGCAAGGCGAGGCGTTAATGATGCTCACATTAATAATGAGAGAAAGGCTTATTTGGCACTAGAAGGAACTAAGAAAGGGGAGATTGCTAAGGTTCAATTCCATCAGCATTATCCTATCACTATAGATGACATGTTCTTACGTAAGTCACGTACTTTAGTGCCTATTCACACCTGTAATCAGCGTTTAAATGACATTTATGGAAACGATAAGCCACTAGATTATGGTTATTTCGAGCCTATAATGGATATGTCACGCCCTACACCAGATTTGATTACTGAATATAAGATTGTAGGAGCTAAATGGGTGTCTACAGGGTCTAGAGAAGATGTATCTACCTCAGCTGTAGTGATTCATCATCCAGAACCAGGGGAGAAGTGGAAGAATAGGTGGTATCAAGGTACTGACCCCATCAACTCAGAGACAGGACACTCCATGATGTGTAGTGCTATATGGGATTCATTGACTAATTCTGTATCATCTGTGGTATTCCATAGAGATAGAAAGTTTAAACAGACGTATCTACAGGTGTTGCTACAGAGTTTATACTACGATCAGATAGCAAGAGGTGGTGTCAAGGAGCTTGTGGAGAATAACATCGGGGATATGCACGTGGATTTCCAGGAGATACATGGGTTTAAGAGTAAGTTTACTGCTAACGCACAGCTACCAGAGTATTTTCAGATGCATGGAGGTAAATGGTTTGGTATATCGAATAAGGCTAACACAGCGCCACGTATTATAGCTAAGTTAGAGGAACTTTTAGAGGCGTATATGTACAATATAGATATACCATGGTTCTGGGAGCAGCTAAAGACGTTTGTAGAGAAGGATTTAAAGAGTCAGAATAGTCATAGACAGACAAGGTATCAGGCAGCTGACCCTAGATATGATTATGATGACAGCATCTTTGCTATAACCTTCGCTTATATTAATAGTATAGCTCACGCTAGGTATGAGCCAGAGAATATAAAGACAGATGGTGGAGTAGCTAATGTAGAGATACGGTATATTCAATCGAAGGAGACGAATTATAGGATGAAGAAGGCTAGGATAGATAAAACAACAGGAAAGGTTTTAAAGATTCTAGACTAAACATTCAATCTTATTTGATTATTCTTAACTAGGGTTTTATCGAATCCTAGTTTTTTATTCTCCCAAACTATGCCATACTTATTATTGGTTACTTGAGTATATTCATTTATTATGTCCTCAAAGTATTTAAGCTCTTTCTTATTCATTATTTTATATGATAAGAATTTGTATCTAGGGCTATCTTTAAATATAGGATTCTTTAAGTTGTACCAATATATATGGTATTCTACTTTATATCTATCGTAGTCAAATTTAGCCTTGACATGTGACTTAGTAATAAAGTGTGGTGTTTCGTTTTTTATTACCTGACTAAGTTTATTACTCGAATAAGCTGAAGTTGTACTCATCTACTCTACTATTTAAAATAAGAGAAGATTCAGCATCTAAAAACTTAGTTTCTATTATCTCATAAGAATCGTTCTCTTCGTTAATCCAGCAAAGATATGATTTTCCAATTTTTAAATTGGTATTTTTCTCAATTATTTTTTTGTAGATACTCAATTGTAGTGAGTAAGTGTTAAATTCACACTCTTGAAGATGATTCAATCCATTAATCATTTTATACTTACTTGTGGTCTTAATCTCTTTATTTGTCTTGTAATCCCATATCTGAAGTTCATCCTCAATAGTATTATAGAATAGTTTATCAAGCATACCACATACGCCCCAGGTGTCATCTCCTACAACAAGCTCTGCTCTTACCAAAGCTAGTATATCCTTGTACTGAGCATGAAACTGCTGTAACATTTTGTATAGCTTATTTGTTACGATAGGATCTGGTTTATATCCTTTGCTTTGAAACATTAGCTCAGCGCATTTATGAAGCTCTGTTCCTCTCACTTGAGATGTTATTCTTTTCTCATCCCACTCAGCTATTACATCATCTTTAGTTCTACCATCACGTTTAGCTACTAGGCTAGACATTATATCCGTTTCAAACTTCTTCTTATATCGGCCTATAAGTTCTGTTGTAGATATACATCTCTTGAAGTTAAGGTAATACGAATGGTCCTCTTCATTAAAAACCACGTTGTTGAACTTGTTAAGCTCAGTTACTAATTGATACATATAAAATTTTTTGCTCCAAGACAGAGAATCGAACTCTGTGTTCTCCGACTTAAAAGGTCGGGCTTTACCACTAAGCTACTTGGCCATCAGGACACGCTTAACCTGCTGAGCTGCTAGCATTACACTCTTCAATGTTTCCATCAGCGTTTTTAGTAGTAAGGACAGGACTCGAACCTGTTGCTGATTATAGTGCGTTTACCCTTCCGCCACCTTACTATTTAAAAGCACGCTCCTAAGCATTCTACTCCCAGCTACGAGGAATTGTATATAACTTAGCCCGATACTCAACGCTGTACAGGTACTTAGGTTTACGTGCTTTATGCAACTTTTCTCTTGACCTGTAAGAGTTGCCAACTTCACCTGACATACGATCCAGGAGCGAGTGGTGCGGCCTGCAAGAAACCCTACACGTTATAACCGTTCGCTGAGCTACGATCCCTTGTACTTCGGGAACAATATTTAAAATCAAAGAACTCTAGTAAAAAAAAGAGAGCTACTAATCTTCACTCTCTTTCTCAATCATCATCCACTTTACGGAAACAGTTAAAAACCGCAATCAGACGAGACAAAGTTATTTAAGTTTTTTTAATCTAAAAATATTTTAACATTTTTTTAGAATTAAAGTTTTAAAAGAGAAAAAAGAAAAACAAAGAAAAAAAGTTTAATAAGAAAAAAAGAACCAAAAAAAGAATTAATCAAAAAAAGAAAAACGATTATATATATTCGTATATATATTATATATATATACTCTATACATAATCTAAAAAGAAAAAAGAGAAAAGAAAAATAAACAAAAAATAAAATTAAATCATAATAAATTATAATTTAATCTTAATCTTTGTTTCCAAAAAATCAACTTTAAAATTTTTTTATATCTTTGTCAGGATTTAACACAGTGTTAAGTTTTATTATTAACTACACAGATAGAAATATCGGTGACTAAATTTTTTAAAAATGGCTTTTAATTACAAATTACCAAGAGTTCAAGAACTAGATGGTTTGTCTATCTTGAACGCACCAACAGCTGCAACAGATGTTGTACTAGACAATGGTTCATTAACAATCAAAGATGCAACTGGTGCTTCTGCAATCGTGCTTAAAGCATCTGATTTGTTAGGTTTCCGTTACAACGCTTACACAGCTGGAACAGCTAATGTAATAGATGTAGAATTGTCTGCTGCTACTCTAGTAGCTCAAAACATCTACAGCTTGACTGTATCTGCTCCTTACGTACAAAACTTCTTCGGAGGAGGTCAAGAAACTAAAGCGGTTTACATTCCAAGAACTTACACAGTTTCTAGTAATGGAACTGTAGTTCCTCCTGTAGCTCCTACTATTGCTGATCTTCAAACTAAATTTATCAATGAGATAAATTCTGATCCATCTGCATACTTTACTGCTGCTGCTGTAGGTACTAAAATTCGTATTACATCTATTTCTCCTTTAACTGGTCAGTTATTTGTAGAAACTAGCGTTCCGCTTGCTGTTGTTTCGACTGCTACTGCATGGGTTGCTCCAGTTGGAACTACTACTGAGATTTTACGTTATGTTCCTAACTCAACTTTAGTTAGTGGTACTTACAATCGTTACATCATTCAACACAGACAAGTGATTCGTCACAATGCTGTATCTGGATTAGGTGTAATCAGAAATTCTACTTCTTTAGTTTATTTGAATACTGCTGGTGCTGGTACTGCTGCAACAGTTACTAAGTTAACATCTGTATTGGATGGTTCTTATACTCCTGTAGCGGATTATTTAGGTTGTCCAGCTGTATAATTGAAAAATTATTATCTTTGTGGGGTAGGGATTAATTTCTCTACCCTTTTTTATTAAATGTATGGCACAAAAAGAAGCTGAAATTATACTTTTTGGTTTAGAGTCTGGAGATGATTTAAGAATAGAATATCCAGAACTAGCTCAGATAGATGAGTTTAAAAACCTTAAAGCAAAAGAAGTAAGACTCTGCTGGTTATTAGGAAACAGAACAAGTCCTTTATACAAGTTGAGCGATAAGAGAGAGAGATTGAATAGAGCATTAGAGATTGTTTATGGAAAGAGTTATATCCAACAGAAACAATTAAAGGCTTTAGTTGATGGAGATATACCTGTAGAGATTAAAGAAGCCATCAAGAAGATGGAGGAGTTTAATCCAGAGTATAGACTTAGAGCAAAACTGTTAAGTGAGTATATGTTTGAAACGCTTAATGAAATGGTTGTAGTAGGTTCTAATGAATTAGCTACAATGGAAGTAGATGAGAAAAAGAAATATACTGACTTACTAGTTAAGATACATGAAGAACTACCAGATATGGTTAAACGATTAGAAACTTCTTATGGAGTTAAAGTGAAAGATAGAAAGACTAAGAAAGAGATCCTTGTTAAAATAAATGATGTACTACGATGAGTTACATGTTCAGCCAAAACAGAGTAAGACCAAATAAGCTTACTAGAATAAAAGATAAAACTTACCATAGAGATTATGCTAAGTATGTATTATCTTCAATGAGTAATTTCCTTTATAGACAATTCATAAACAAATGTATTGTTAACTGGTCGTTCTTTAGAGGTCAAGATGGCCAATGGATATTTGATGAGGATGTAGAAGCTTTCTTCCTAGATGAGTCTGGAGACATCAGAAACAGATTGAAGTGGACTAAGAACGTTATCAAGCCAATGGTACAACAATACATTGGTAACGCTATTCGTTTGGCTTTTGACGCTAAAGCTACATGTATATCAGATTTCGTGATAAACAAAAGAGAAGAAGAGATCAAGAAATTACGTGTTCTACAAAAGATAGCAGATGATTTTCCTTTCTTCAAAGATATTATCCAGGAGAATGCGCCTATAGCAGACGACCCTGTAACGACAGAAGAGCTGTTCTACAACACTTTCGTAGAGGAATATGAACAAGACATCAACAACCTTATCGAATACATCGCTACGGAGATTAATATTGATGAGTTGAAAGTACAGATTACTCGTAACCTTGCTATTTGTGGTTTAGGTATCTATAAAGGATTTGAGGCTAATGATAACTACAACGCTAAATCTGTAAATCCGTTATTCTTCTTGTGGGATATGTCAGCTGTTAAGCCAGACTTATCAGACTGTGAACACATGGGAGAATGGTATTATATGGATGCTCCAAGTATTTACGAAAGATACGAACACCTAACTCAAGAAGAAAGATTACTTATTGAGGAGTATGGTAAGAACAATCGTTCTAATATCATGCATAAGATTGTTAATGGTATCTATATGCAACCAGGTGGAAAGATTCCTGTGTACGAAGTATATTGGAAAGATGTAGAGAAGAAAGAGTACGGATGGGTTAAGGATGATTTTGGTTATCCATACTATACAATGATTAACGACCCAGATTCTAACTATACAGATAAAGATTTGATTGAGCCACAAACAGAAGCTCACAAAGAAGAGTTAGGTAAGAAGAAGAAACATTCTATCTATGTAGATGTTTTACGTTATTCTATAATGATTCCTGCTGAAGAGTTAGGTAGCGCAGAAGGAGATATTTTATTAGAGCATGGAATACTACCTTATCAAGAGAAAAATTTATATGATCCATCAAATGTTAAATTTCCGTACAAATGTTATACGTGGGTATATGATCGTGGAGAGGTACTTACGCCTCTTGATGATGTTATAGACCCTCAGAGATTCTTGAACAGAACATTATCTGTAGTAGAGTCTCAGATGTCGAACATGAGGGGTACTGGTACTGTTATATCTAAATCTGCTGTAGATGACAGAGATGGTGAAGCAGACGTAGTAAGAAACATCAACGCATCTAAACCAATCTTTGTAGATACGGATAGAGTAGGTTCAGTACAAAACGCTATTAGTACTTATGGTACAAACATAGGTCAAGGTACTTTACAAATGTTCCAGGCTGTTAGTGTTATTCAACAGTCTATTCAAGATGTAACAGGAGTTAATGAGGCTATGACAGGTACTCAAGGTGGTGGAGATATGTTAGTAGGTGTAGTAGAAGCTCAGATACAAAGAGGTTCTCTAGTGCAAGAGCCTTTCTATTGGGCCTTGACATCTATATTAAAACAAGCATACGAACACATGGCTACTGTAGGTAAAGCTGTATATCACGATAATCCTAGAAAACTTGCTATGATGGTAGGAGACAAGGGATTACAGAATATTAAGATTACTGAGGACCACTTACTACAAGATTATAGAATATTTATTAAGCGTTCTGAATCTGCTGAAGCTGGTGTTAACGCAGGAAATCAATTACTATTTACTCTACTACAAGCTGGCCTTATAGACCAAACTATATTCTCTAACTTGTTTAACAGAGCGAGTCCAGATTTAATTGCTAGAGAATTAAGAAACTACAGCAAGTTAAAGATACAAGCTCAGAACATGGCTGCTGATGCTCAACAAAAAGGAATACAACAAGGCTTACAGCAATCTGCTAATATGCAAGACCAGATGATGCAACAGCAACAAGCGGCTCAAGAGCAGCAAGTAGCTCAGCAACAGATGATGCACCAGCAGGAAATGGAGAAGATAGCTATGAAAGAAGGAGCTAAGACAGGTAGAGAAGAGGCTAAGCTAACATTTGAGGCGATGCAAAATCAACAAAATATTGCACCTCAAGAGTAGTATATGAAAAAATATGTTAAATTTGACAAAAAATAAATACGTATGATTGACAATTCGGAAGGATTTGTTGATGGCGGTGAATCCATAGGGGGTAGTATAACCCCCGAAATGGAGGATCAGATTCGGCAAATTGAGGCATTAGCGAGCATGGATGACGCTTTTGCAAACTCGCAAGAGTACAAAGACTTGATGGCTGCTACCAGAGGTACAAACAGTCAGTCAAGCGAGACAGACGAGGATGAGGATGAAGATTACGAGGATGAAGATGATGATAGTGAAGAAGAGGATGATGACATCTTTGGAGTCACTAAGCAGGCTAAGGTAGAGAAGGAAGTGCAATTAACTTTTGAACCTACTAAGGATATGCAGAAATTCATTGAGTCTAAGTATGGTGTGAAGGATGTAGCTAAATTCTTTTCTTCTGCTGATACTTGGAGAAACCAAGCTCAAGAATCATCAGAGTTGAAGAGAGAACTTGACTTATTGACATCTGACCTACAAGCTATGCCTGTAGAGATTAGACAAGCTGTAACGATGTGGGCCAATGGCCAGGATTATACAGCAGCGTTTAATCAGTCTCAAAGACTGGACTTCTCAAGCGATTTTACTCGCCAAGACCCTGAGAACCTTGTTCAGCACTACTTGAGCGAACAGTACGATGAATTACTCGAAAGACTTGAAAATGGCAAGATTGACGAGGATGATTTTGATGATCGCATAAAGTTGTTAGCAGGCTCAACGAAACGAATGTTCAATTCGGACAAAGAAGCGTTAGATAATGAGCGTGATCAATTCACTCAACGTCAAAAGGAAGAGTTCCAGGCGATGAAAAAGAGTGCTTTGGTTTCCGTAGAAAATCTAAGTAAGGCTTACCCCAACTTCAGTAAGACCGAAGTCGCAAGAATTAGGAATATCTTGGTTGAGGGGAAGATTGACAATTTGTTTACAAAGGCAGATGGTTCGTACAACGATGATGCAGCAGAATTAGTTGCATACGCTATGTACGGAAAGAAGATGCTGGAGTCTATTAAGAAGGGTGCTGAGAGAAGGGGAGAAAGTAAGGCTAATCAGCGAATAGTTGATACAAGTGCTAAACAGATGCGGAAGCAGAAAGTTTCGGGAGAGACACAAGGCTTCAACATGAAAGAAGTTCAGCATTTATCATCAATGTTCAAAAACGATCCTTACGCTTAATAATGTGTAACTTTTTAATATTTTAATTATGTCTTTGTACAACGAAACAAGCGCAAAGTTCGCTAATCAGAATTACAACTCCGTTGGGTCTGAGTATGCTAACTTGTATGGACACGACATTTCATTGTTGGTTCAGAAATTAACAAACAGAGCTATCTTTGATGCAGCTCCACAACAGTTCATGGATTTGAAATTGATGAATATGGTCCCTGCTGAGACTGTGAACTCTGACGAATTCTTTTTCCAAGAAATGGGCTACCAACGTGAGCCACTTCAAGTAACAGCTGTATCTGCTACAGTATCTTATCCTACTACGCAAACTATCAATGTTGCTTCTGTAGATAATATCTCTACTAACACAATCATCTCTTATCCTAACGGACAAAAAGGTAGTGTTGTAGCTGTAGATACTTCTTTATTGACTATTACAGTTTCTCCTTACAATGGTGATACTTTACCAGCTGTAGCTATCGGTGATGTATTGGCTAACGTATCTACTGTAGACCATGATGGTTCTGAGGGATTTGCTCAGTATTTTCGTGCTTCTACAATTGAGCGAGTAAACTACGTTCAGTTGTTTAACAAAGCTATCCGTTACTCTGAAGTTGAATTACACAAGTTGAAAAACATGGGTACTACTGCTAACTTCCTAGAGATGGAGCGTAATGCGATGTTTAACCAACACAGAATTGACATCTCTAATGCACTTTGGACAGGTCAAAAAGGTGAGGTTGTAACTGCTAATGGTACTCCTGCTAAAACAACTGGTGGTGTTTACACTTCTATGGTTGAGGCTGGTTCTCCAAATGCTGTTGCTACTGCTGCTACTTTGGTAGATGCTTTTGAAGATATGGTACTTTCTTCTGAATTTGGTGATTACGGACAAGCTCGTATGGCGTTCATGACTCCACGTATGCACCGTATGTTATCTCTTGCTTACAAAGAAGAGTTAACTCGTTATGCACCGAATGATGAGATCGCATTGTTGAACTTGAAAGAGGTTAACCTTGGTTCTTCTCGTATCGTTCTTGTACCTTACAAGAGATTTGAAGATGCTGCTTCTTATCCTGCTTCTTTCGCTAACAAAATTACTATCCTTGATATGAAAAATATTAAGAGAGTACAACTTTGGGGCGAGCGTTCTGGAGATACATTGAAGTTAGAGGATGGAGTTCCTAAGCGTTACGGAGATGTGTGGGTAGATTGTAACATGGGTGTTAAATTTAACAACCCTCTTGCATGTGCTTACCTTGATGTAACACTTTAATAAATAATTAGGGGGAGTTAGTCTCCCCCTTTTTTTTCTTATTTTAAAATTATTATTATGCCGATTAAAAAGAAAGAAGAGGTGTCGCCTAAAGTTGAAGAATCAATATTCCAGGCAACATCCAAAGAAGAGCAAAACGATGCTCAAGTAGAATTTGAAGTAGAGTTGTTTGAGGATAACAACGAAGTAAAAGAAGAAGCTAAAGAAGAGCCTAAGTTCTCTTTAACTGCTGTTCAAAAGATGATGAAAGATGCTGAGGAACGTATGATGAGTATGTTCAACTCTCAGATTTCTAAGTTAAAATTGAACAAAGATAAAGAAGCTTTAGATGAAGATTTAGATTATGTACAGTCTCTACAAGATGATTGGTTAGAGAATCCTGTAGTATTCTTTGCTTTCTCTTATCAGTTTTCTATTCATGGAGACATGAGAAGAGGTATTGAGACTATACCACCACAAGGTGCTATTAGATTCAAGCCTGTGATTAGAACAAAGAGAAAGAGAGGTAAAGAGACACAAGTAATATCTGTATCTTCTGTAGTAGTTCATTCTAAAGAGGTAGTAGATTATTTACGTAGTCACACTCAGTATGGAATACTTTTCTTCGAGAATGTTGAATCAGCGATGAATGTAGATGCTACATGGGCGCAGAAGATGGTAGAGGCACAAACTTCTATTTCTCGTCTATCTGATATACAAGTTATATCAAGAGCGCAACAAGAAGGAATCGCTGTATCTCAGAGTCCTGAAGATATGAGAAGACAACTTGTTGAGAAGATGGCTAAACGTTCTATTGAACAGCACGAAAGGATGTTGTACGGAAGTATCCAGAAGTCTATTGTAGATAAGGGTACAGGAAGAAGTATAATTGAAAAAACTATAGCTTAAAATGTTTACAGCGCTAGAATTAAGAAACCAGTTAAGATTTGCATTAGATGCGGAGAACTCAGATCATTATAGAGATGATATGGACATTATTCCAGCTATAAATGCAGCTGTGAAGTGGTTAACTTCGGTAGTTAATTCAGCGTATGGTCAAGACAAAATAGGCGAGGAATTTTTTAGAGAATTATCAACCTCTGGGGTGTTTCTTACAAGTGACACCTCAAGGGTTTCTCTAGATATATTTCCTTCGGAGGTATGGTCAATATTGGCTGTATATCCTAAACCAACAACAAGAAAGATAACAGGTGTACCTGCTCCTGTTACTCCAGATGCTACAAGAAGTTATTTCTTAGATGATAAGTTACATATATCAGCTGAGATTTCTTGTAAGAGATTAAACTTAGAAGAGTGGGCCACCAACTATGGTAATCCATTTGAAGCAGGTTATCAAGGAGATCAGATATGCGATGACTTAAAGTTATACGCTTATTTGACTCCTATTAATTATCAGCAAACAGCTTCTAACTACAGAACTCAAGAGCTAGAGATTAGACCTTCAGTTAAGAATCAAGAAGTAACTATATTCTGGGCTAAGAAGCCAGACCAAATTGTGACACTAGCAGATGAGATTAATTTTCCTCATAGTGTGTTCCAGTTGTTATTTGACAAAGCATTGAATTATATTGCTTACAAACAAGGAGACCAGACAAATCTTTTTGGTGTTACATCTCAAGATATTAATCAATTATTAAACGTGTTGTAAGATGACTTATAGATATGTAGTTTACGATTTACAGAAGAACTTCAATGCAACATTTGATGATGCTGATTTTACTTTTAACCAAATCCTTTATTGGGTAATGGTTGTAGCTAATAGATTGAGAGTACAGCAAACTATGGCTACTAATTCAGATTTATTTACATCTACATTTGATGATGTAC